TCAAAATGAGTCATCTTCGATCTCCAACCTTTCTAATACTTCTCTTGCCATATCTCCACCATCATGTACAACTACAGATTCCATATATTCATCAGAATTGTAGCTATACTCTTGTAAATAATTCCTTTCATCTGCATAAAATTTCAACGCTTCTATCAACACTTCTAATTTATTCATTATTAATCCCCTCTCACCATTCAAGCCAGTTTTCTAAGTTTGGTCTACTACATATTTCCGAACGACTATCTCTATCCTCTAGCCAGTTATTGAAAGGTACTGGACGCTCTCTATATGCTGTTTCTTCTATAGATGATGAATTGCTAAGTTTCACACTAGAACGCTTCACAGCCTTGTTATACGCTCCTACAAATACGGCTCTTAATGTGCTTGTTACTGTCAAGATGCCCTCTTTAATATCCATAGCGATTTTAAATAGCACGTTCTTAGCTTTTATAAAGTCAGGTGCATTATGAACCTGAGCAGCTAATACAACCTTGTGTAATTCGTCTTTCAAGTTATCAGCTAATGGCAAACTATTCATGAAGTCGAATAACATCACTTGGTACTCGTTCATGTATTCCTTACAAGCTTCTTTTTCAGCGTGAGCATTATTATATATTTCTTGTAAAGTGCTTGTTTTAAAAGATAAATGATTAAAAGATTTAGATGATTGGTTTTCAGTTCTTTGCACTTCATCCTTACTCTCACAAGGCTTTTCAGCATTTCCACGCTCGGACATTGACGCTGGGACATTGTAAGGCAAAATAATGTAGATGCTTGCTCCTTGTCCACCTTTGCTTTTTACAGTCGTTTCTTTCTTTACAATCCCTAACGATTCCAGTTTTGAAATGGCTCTATAAACTGTCTTTGTGCTAATCTCCAATGCTGCAGCAATTGTGGCAGCTTTCAAATGACAAGCTCCTGGATTCTCTAAACTATGAGAAGCAAGTTTGAAAACGACGGCACGTTCTGATTCTGTTAAATCGTAGTAATGAGCAGCCATGTGATTTTCTACAGCTGTGTCCATATCTGCTATTGATTCAAATGTTGTGTATTGTGCTAAGTATTCAAATGCCATCGTTTTCACCTCGCTTTCCAATTACGAATTACTGTAATTCATTCATTAATAAAATAACGAAATTACTATAAAAGTAACTTTGTTACTCAAATAGTAAATTACTTTATTCGTAATGTCAATTACTAATTGCGTAATTTTATTTCTTAATCTATAATTAAATTAAGATAATCGGAATGAAAGTAGGTGTGCAGATGTATTTGAAATCGAGGTTAAAAGTGTTGCTTGCCGAAAGAGATATGAGTCAAAAGGATTTAGCTGAACAAACTGGACTTACAACACGTTTGATTAGTGAAATAGCTAACAATAAAGTAAAAATGTATCCAAAGGATGCATTAGAAAAAATCATGGTTGCATTGAAAGTGAACAATTTAGGTGATTTACTACAGCGCATAGACGAGGAAACAGATAACTAATAAGGTTGTCTGTTTTTTTTATATGTACTATTGGTAGGATTTTCTATAGAATGAAATTACAATTATCTGTAAGGAGTGCATGACATGGACACTATCGCTGAAACAATCAAATTTGCTGGCTTTGGTAAGAAGAAAGCAATGGCTAAACAAATTCAAATGTTCGATGATCGACTAACAGAACAAGGTGAAACTCTACTAGCTGTATGTGCATCCGTTAAAGGCATCAAACAGCTTTATGTAACTGACAAACGTATTTTATTACATGAAATCAAAGGCATTGTTTCAAACGATGAAAGAAGCATTCCCTTATCTTCAATTAGCAGTATAAACATTTCTAATAAGCTTGTTTACTCTACTATCGAAATCGTATCTACTGGAAACAAAGCAATCATTGACGATGTGCCAGCGCATATCGCATTAGAAATAAAAAGTGGGATTGAGAACCTTAAAGCAATGGCTAAAACGTCAACTGCACCTGCAGGTAAACAGGAAAAGGATATGTTTGATGTAGCCGATGAAATTCGAGAATTAAAGGAACTATTAGAGGATGAATTAATCACTCAGGAAGAATTTGACGCTAAGAAAAAGCAATTGTTAGGGATCTAGTCACTCACTCGAGTGGCTTTTTTCTTTTGACATAGAAATCATTTGATTTATATTTCATATGATTTATAATGTACTTAAAAAAGGAGTGTTAGGCATGAAACTTACAGAAAAAGTTGAGGCGGTTGTTAAGGCTGCACAGGATGCTAAAAATGGTGAAGGTGAACATACATCGTATCGTATCTTTAAAGAGTGCGGACTTACACAAGGGGCAATTAAACGTTATGTCGATGGTGTTAGTGACATCAGTCGTATGGGCTTAGGCGTAGCTGAAAAGCTTGGTGAATACTATGATAATCACCTTTCAAAATAAATTAAAAAACTTTTGTAAATCACTTGATTTATATACATCACTTGATATATAATAAGAGTATAGAAAGGAGGTGAACAAAGTGGATTATGATAAGGTTCTAGCTTATCTAGTAGCTATCGCAACTGTACTTAACTTACTAACAAGTTCAGCAAAAAACATTAGCGATATGAAAAATAAGCCAAAACAAAAGCGACGCCCCCCTCGCAAAGGTAAACGTCGCAAGTAACTCTTAGAAGGAGGTTAGCGCCTCCTTCCCTATAATCTTATCACATCCATTAAATTATGAAAAATATCGGATATGTGGCTGCTTTAGCATTTGCTTTGTATATCTTAACTGACATGGTTAACTGGAATGAACCAAAGTTTTTTGATTACTCAATGATAGTCATTTATTCATTATGCTTAGTTTTAGTCATTGTTAACATCGTTGTATATTTTAAAAAGAAAAGATGCAGCTAAGGAGCTTCAATAGAAGTATAAACCGTATGACGAATACACAAAAAAGAACCAGGTACTCACTTTCAATTGAGCGCCTGGTCTTTATTTTGGTGACTGATTAATAATTTTTCTACTTGAGTTTTCAAAGCCATATTAGCATATCGTAGAATTACGTCATTACCAGCTGTAGCTATATGCACGTCACTAAAATACTCGTCTATTTTTTCTACTTTTACTAATCTTATTTTGTCTTTTGCCAACAATCTTTTTGAATCGTAATAATCATGGGTTATGTCCTTTAGTAATCTTTCGAGGATTGGTAAATAAACTTTACTCATTTTCAGATTTTCAATTACAGGGAAGTCACGTTGTAATGATTGAAAAGCCATTTCTAGAATTAAAAATTTATGAAAAAGTTTCCGTTGTTCAGGTTTCAGCATACAACCGAACGATCCTTGTGGCTGATTGGAACAACTGCTAATACACTATCAATCATGAATGTGCGCTTGGCTTGCCTTGTAAAACAATACGCCTGAAACGAATCACCAACAATTTTAATAATCTTGATACGCCTTTTTGACACGTTGCCGTCCTTAGCCATGTACATCATATTTAATAATTGGTTCCGTTGCATTGCTTTAATGAGTTGTTCTTTCATCATTCCACACCTCTCAATGAGAACATTCGTTTGTATTATTTTAGAACAGATGTTTGTATTTTGACAAGTATTAATTTGTGGAAATAAAAAAAGCCCATTACCAATTAAGGTAACAGGCTTCTGCTGTTAAGCGCTACGTTGTGCAATAATGATTTTTAAACCTTCAAAATCACCACTTGTCATAGTTCCATTATCGAATTTTTCAAGCCATGACTTATCAATCACCTTTTTGTCAACGGCTTGTTGAATGTAATCACGTACAGCAGCTTTTGCGGTTGTGCTAGTGAATTTCATCGTATCATCATCCTTTTCTGTTTGTTGTGGTTTTTCCTCTACAATAAGCTGTACTCTTACAGCACTACTTATTGGTACAATTACTTGTCCTTCTAATTTGTAGCCTGCAGGAATCTTCCATGTTGTAGGAATTTCAAAATGCGGTGCATCGTACTTTCCAGCCTCCCAATATCCACCCCATTCAATGCCTAGCTTTTTAGCAATTGCCCCCACCTTTGATAAGGTAGAAATATCATATAAATTCCGCGGTGGTGCAACAGCAATATCCCAGGCTCTACGTGATGTATGATTACTATTGCGTGTCCAGGTAACTACTTGCCCTGGTCTCGTTCGCCCTTGCTCATATAAGTAATTTTGGCGCGCTTGGCTGCGGTATGTTTCTGTGATAAAAATGTCTACAATGCCAGCTTTGAAGCATTCCTGAAAGAGTAGCCGACAAGCTGTTTGAGCAGCTGCAGTTAATTCGCTTAAATCTCGACATGTTTGAGTTACGCTTGTCATTTAATATCATCCTTTCGGGAATACCCCAAAGCTCTTTCACTATCATTCATACCTGGTGTAGTCGGATCACTCACAACACCAAATAAAACTAACAAGGCAAGCACAGTATTAAAAATATCTGTAACTTGTTCATTGTAAATTGTAGTATCAAAGCCAAATAAAGCCGCAATCTGTTGAATCAATAATAGTAATAATGAAAATGCTCCCACTAAAAACGGCTTATGATGTAAACGTACTTTCCAGTTGATTTTCATAGAATAACCTCCAAATTATAGTCTAAAAAAATTTAGGATAAGGGCAATAATGGCTACTGCCCATCCCCCCCAATTGCGAATTGCTTCAAGAACTTTATTTTTTCCGATAGATACGGCTTCAATTTTTACCATCAATTCTTTTACTTCATCCACGTCTAGTTTTAAATCGTGGTACTCTTCACGTAATCCGTTGTATTGTTGAATCAAATTACGGGTTTCCTGCATTTCACCTCGTAACGCCTGAATTTGTTCGAACAAATCTTTATTCGAATACCATTCTTCGCTCATCTCAGACACCTCACACAAAAAATAGCCACTACTCAAACGAGAAGTGACTTTAACTATATTTTTATAATTTCTACTTGTGATAATCCCAAAATCTCTCGATTTACATTTACACGATCTTTGCCCTTTTCACAGTATTCAGGTTCTAATTCAAAGCCTATCCAGTTACGTCCTGTATTGTCACACGCAACTGCAGTAGTAAATCCACCCATACAATTATCCAAAACAGTATCACCTTCATTTGTATAAGTGCGCACTAGGTATTCAAATAATGCAATTGGTTTTTGTGTTGGGTGCCATGTGCCACTATCGCGCGGAAAATCTACAACTGACTTAGGAAAATTCTTTTTCTTCACGACAAAAGGTTTGTTGTTTAATGTTTCATTATTTTTCCCCAAGACTTGCATTTTTGGTGAATTCCTAATAACTACTTTAGGTTTAACAAACTCAACACCCTGTGGATTGTACTTAGGTAGTTTTTTATAAAACACGCATACATTCTCATGGTTTTTCAAGGGCATTCGATTAGCATTAGGAAACCCTGTTACATGATTTCCTTTCTTCCAAATCCACTCATACCTAAATAATTTAAGGTTGGACATAACTAATTTACTTGTAAAGGGCTGGCTTGCTGTTAATACAACGGCCCCGTTATCTTTGATTATTCGCTCATACTGCTCCCATAAAAGATCAAATGGGATTATTGAATCCCAACGACAGGCAGTTGTTCCATAGGGTAAATCACATAGAATCATATCAACTGATTTGTCAGGTATGTACTTCATACCCTCCAGGCAATCCATATTGTAAATCGTATTGTTGCAAATTTTCATATCTTTTTTCCCTCCGATGTGTAATAATAGAAATCGGATAGGAACATTCGTTCTTATTTTGTGATTAGGAGGCTCATTAAAGTGAGCCTCTTTTTTACGTTTTAGGCATAAAAAATAACGCTAGCTTAATGCTGCGTCTACTTGTTTTCCTTATCGAGTAATGCTTGTACAGCTTCTCGCCACAACATCGGCACCTGATCAACTGTTCGCAAATTCATTTTAATTAAATCCCAATATAATTTTGCCATTATAAAACCCCCTTATTTGTTAGTGTTTCTACTACTTCGGCAATAGCTAATTGATTTTCTATTTTGTCTTGCTGTTGTGCCTCTGCTGATTCAGCTAATGCTAATTTCAATTCTTTGTTTTCTTCTTTAACAGTGTTTAATTCGTTTTGTAAGTTTTGCATGATCTGCTCGGGCGACGTAGGCGGTAACACTACGTCGATATACTTGTAAAATAGCTCCTGTGTATCTGTGTTATAAAATAGATCGGCGCTTTTACCAGGAATATTGTCAGCCTGTGGCACTTCGTCTACTAGGATACCTAGTTTTAAATCTTCCTCCGTTAACAAGTCGGGCGCGTAATGATGTGCCCCGATGCGCTTTATATTATGTTCGTTTGTGTCTTGTAAAAATAAAAATATGTTTCCCATGTTTTAAGGCTCCTCTATCTTTGTAATTTTAAGGTTTTAGAAAGTACAGAAGCGATCGTTCTCGACGCGTTTATTGGCGGTATTACAGCGTTTTCGGAAAAACCTACATTCGCTACTGTAGCTACATTTGAAACGTCGCACGACGCGGCTATTGTCTCTATAAAACTGGCAGATTTAGCATCCGCCGCAAGACGGTACATATGCACACCCGACTTCGTAGCACAACTCATTAAGTCACCTTTGATAGATAACCCAGAAGGTTCTGGACCGTTAACACTAAAAGTTGACAGTTGAGCTAGGGACGTCGAATAGACATATACTATACCGTATACGTGTATAACAGATATACCTCCCGCGTTGTTAGCGGCTAGCCCTAACATTTGATACTCGTAGGTAAAAGGGACTTTTCCTATGTAACTAAAACTAGCCCCTTTATGTTGGTACATACACTTTGAACTAGCTAAAAAAATGTAGTCTCCTACGGTTTGCATTCTGTGAGGTATAATATCTGTGTGATTACCCCCTAAGTTAGCACTAACCCCTAGAAATGCACCGCTAGTAGGATTAAATCTAGCAATCCACGAATACCCATTACTGTAGTTAGTAGCAAGCAGTAACACTTCTTTGGTTGCGCCGTTATCCCATAAACAAATGTCGGCAGCCCTGTCCGCGTATGATGATGGGACAGTACCGAATACTAGCGAAATACGTGCCCCATTTACAGGGTTTAACACTTCTAATCCATAACTGTTTTGCGTTGTTGTCTCGTCATGACCGTACACGCCTACATACAACTTATCGTTATATACAATAATACGAGTGCCATATGCATAGCCAATCGGAACATTCTTTTTCCATACTAATCTACCTGTAAGCACTTCCCAACAGTAAAATATTTGACCTAAAGAGTATGCGTTCGCCCACGCAAACGCATATTCGACACCGTTAACTGTGGCTATTTCTGAGTTGAAAAACGTTGCGGTATTGCTCAAATTATTGATGTCCACTGGGTTTATTTCATTTGTTACTATATATGGTCGGTTAACAAGGTCTTGCGCTTTTATTAGGGCGCCTTGCGAGTAACCACCCCCTTTACCCTGTAATTGAAAAGCCCCACCTGCGTAACATAGAGTGTAAACTATCCCACTAGGTAGGTCGTTGGCTTTAAGTTGACCCCCGTTTAAAAATATGGGGTACGCTTGTGTTGTACCCCCTGCGTGAGTGATTGAAATTGTAGTAGCACCAGTGTTGGTATGCATATTAAAGAATCGGAAAGAAGCTCCGTTCACTGGTACGCCTGCTTGGGTTGTTGGTAAGTAATGTGCTGTGGTTAATGTTTTAGCATTAGCTGATCCACCCGAATTACCAAACCATCTAGTATGCCCTTCATCATCTTTGATATGGGTATTGAGTTTTGTATCAATAGCTGCAGTCTGCTGATCCGTATACTCTTTAGCATTTGTTTCAACATCATTAACCGTTTGTTTAATCTCATTAATCGACCCTGCCAGCGTCTTATCATTCGTTTCTAAATCAGGAATCGATGCGCTACCCTCCTGCAATTCACTTACTGCAGTGTCCAACACATCCATGTTGTCGTTTAAATCCTGGACGTTTATGCTGTCTGTTAAATCAGGCTTTTTTAAATTTAATTTTGGCGTAAGTTGCATCAAATCACCTCATCCCATATTTTTATATTTTCCCAAGTTATTTTGCTTACATCTTCCCAAGTGCGATCACTTACAAAGCCCCACGTATTGAAGGAATAAACATAGTTAAATTGCAAATGAGCAGGAACAATAATATCAATTGCCTGCATTAATCCTTCTATGTTGTCAGGTATGCCCCTGGTACCAACAAATCGAATCTCGTAAACTCCTGGCGTATCTGTTGCGTTTACCTCTACTTCTCCATTGCTATAAGCAGCTGCTACAGCTTTAATAGTTGCTTTGGTAGTTTGGTCAAAACTTGCTCGATTACGTGAAATAATTTGCTCTCTACGTTGGTCATAACGTAATGAGCTATTTGGTTTAATACCAAGATCACGTTCATAGATTGGTAAGGCTTCAATAGCTGTGTCCACAAAAAGGTTACGTTCGGCTATTTCTAGCTGTTGTTCGGTGTTCCTGAACTCTTTATCATCTGAGGTTAAAACAGCTCTGAAAATCGTTGATTTACGCTCATACAGCGGTAAATGCTTAATCATATCCGTGAAATAATCTCGCGTTGAAACAACAATACTTGTAATCATTTCTGTTTGTGCCTGCATGATGATAGGCGATTGCACTACTTTAACACCTCGCGGCTGCAGCTCTGTTATAACTTCATTCAGGGAATTACCTGACGTTGCTACGGTTACGCCTTGTGTCTGTAACTCAGTTTCTGTAATCATCAGGGCAAGTCTAAAGCATTCCCATTGGTGCGCTGAAAGCTCACCCCAGGTAAAGACTGCAGCTTGACCCCATTCTGATTGTGGTATAGCGTGCATAGTTACTCACCTACTTCAATCGAACAATCAAATAGTTTTTAGGTATCTTGTATTGGCTTGATACATCGATATTCTTTGTAAATTCGGCTTGCGATTTAAACAGCAAATTGCCACCTGTTTTTGCATCAAAAATGCCGATGTGTGAAATATCTCCCCAGGACTCTGCAGCAATAGGAAATAAAATATCCGCGTTATTAGAAGTTTGTCCATCCGTTGGTGTTGCAAATATCCCTTGTTGCCTCGCATAACTTGCTGTGTTTACTTCAACATCATTATTAAAGAGGGCTACATATACTGTTGCTGTCCTTAAATTGTCCGTTAGAACCTTGTTTTTTAAATGGACTGTCATGTGATTCATTCATTTACACCTCCCATTACTGGCACCCCATCATCAGGAATAACCACATTAGCAGTTGATCCATTGATTAATAGATCCTGATAATCCATAACTCCGTCACTATCAATAATGAGCGCCCCAATCTTTGCGTAGCTCACAAACGAAGCCTTAAAAGCTATCTCTTTTAAATGCTTTGTAATATTCTTTTTGATATTTGCTTTGACTACTTCCTCAGTGAAGCCAGGCATTAAAGTTATGGCTACTGTTAAATTGAGAAACAATGCAACTGCAGGTATTACAAGAAGATCCTCAACACCAAACGGCATTTCCTTCTCGATGTGTTCCCTCACATCTTCTACTAGCTCAATCGGTGCAGGTAGCTTATTCGCATCGATAACAACAACTTTCATTGTTAATGGGCCATTATAGCGAGGGAATACCTTTGCATCACCTATGCCTGTAACTTCTAAGGCCCATTGACGATAATGATATTTGTTACCTGCCTTTCCTGGGCGCTGTAACTTATCGTAATGCCGTTGGCGTAAATCTTTGTCTGTTTCTTCATCGTAGCCATCCACAACAGGTTCAGGATTGTACACATTGATTAAGCCAGAGATCGATACAGGAAAATTTTTAATTGTATTGGCTGGTACATTTCCTATTTGGCCAAATTCGTTACACTGTATTCTCACATGAGCTAAACCACTTTCATTGAGTGTTACTTCTTCAATTACTGTAAATAAAATGGTGTCGGTACCTACCATATCGCCTGTTCTTACAATCGTTCCAGCTGCACCCGAAACAATGACAGTCGTTGTTGCTTGGGTGGCCAACTTTCGGATTGGTCCTGTGTGTTGAATAACAAAGCGTGTTAATTCGTCACCTGTTAAATTCTCAACATCTAATTTCTCTTGTATTTCCGCAATTTTCTTTTGCTGATTTGCAAACTCAACAGCTGCAGGCTTTGTTACATCATAAATAAACTCACCCTTTGCCTTGTCGTACTCGTTATTAATGCCGGACATCATGCGATCATGAATAAGTTTTTCATCTTCCATTTAAGCTGCCACCCCTTTTAACTGTTCATCCATATCAAATGCCCCTTCTACGGTAACGACCCTAAATTTTATCCGCATCCATTTTCCATCACGCTCAAATTGCCACTCTTGTACTTCTTGAATGTGCGTATGTTCCAATAATGCTGCAGTAACTTCTCGTTTGATTTCTGCCTCTATAAAAGCGCGTGGCAAGCTAGAACCTATTAAATCATCCAGTGTTGCTCCGTAATTTTCATCTTTATAAATCCTGAATCGAAAGCGCTCAGTCTTTAAAACTTTTATGATCCATTGCTTCAATGTTTCGAGGCCATGAATAGCAACCATCTTCCCATTACGAATTACAAAGTCGCCTTTATCAAAGTCATATAAAAAAGACTTACCTAGTGGCGGCAAGTCCGTTTCATTTTCCTGTGTATTAAATTCAAGTTCTGCAATCTTAGGTAACATCAAACTTCACCGCCTTATCGATCACAAAATACATTTGTTCATCAGCTGTTGGAATTAAAATAACTTCATCACCATTCATCAAACCTTTAGTAACAACCGTTTCAGTAAATATTAATTGTTCATTATCCAAAGTGATTGTTTCGTTTAGCTGTATATTCGTGTTAGGCGGAGGCGTAATGACTTTTCCAGTTGTCATAGATTTAGCGGCATTTGCTGTTGTGGGATCTTGGCCACCTCTAATAAGTAGAGCTAGTTCTGTCAATGCATCCATTTACTTCACCTCTAAACTAGGCTTCATGGTATGAATCCCATTGCTGATTGTATGAAGCACGTCTTTAATAAGAAACGTACCCTTAATGCCTGTTACTGGCTCATCTAATTTAACCAGTCGGCCAGCTCTGAAATTATCATCACCCATAAATTCAACATCATTTTCCTCTATAATTTTTGAAAACTGCTTTAATTCATTTTCAGCAATCTGTTTAGCACTTTTCTTCTCATTCTGATCTAGTTTAACTACTTTAGTAATTCGGCCATATTTCTCAACCATTTTATTATCCGATTTTGTTAAAACAACTTTATCATTGTTACCTACAACCTGAATTGTGTTGGCCATGTCCACAATGCTACGCTTTTTAGAAGGTTTCATAATAACTGAATTAATATCGTAAGATGTGCCACCGCCAAAGAGTTGAAAGGTTCCAGTAATCACTACATTACTTTGCTTTTCAATGTATAGTTTGCCCTGGCGCATTTCCATGAGATATTTAACGCCTAACGATTGCTCTGCAGCCGTTAGAATTTCTTTGATAATCTCACTCACTTTTTTCTCGTTAAAGATTTTTGAAATGGATTTAGGGATTGAAACAATATGACCGATTGGCACGTTAAAATCTTTCAGGATCTTCTTAATACATGCGTCTGCAGATAGTTTTTTAAATTGATATACAGCTGTGGATTTATTTAAGTAAAAGGCATAATCAAACCCAATGTAAGCAATAGGTGAGGTGCCACTTTTTAGCTCGTCTACTATAATTACGCGTGTGATCTCTTTACCGTTATTAAGTAAAACAACCATATCCCCTATGTCACAAGGATTCTTAGGAAAATGTTTCGTATCATTGAACGCAATACTAAAATTTAGTTCGTCTCCTAGTTCATCCATGTTACTACGCCAGGTTAAGGTACCTATCATTGGTGTAATATTTATCTTGGTATCACCCTTGATTAACCATAATTCATGGGCCATCATTTCACCTTCTTTTTATTGAGATTAATAAACTTAAACTCAGATAAAGCGAGCGTATAATAAACATCACCTGATCCATCTTGTACGCCCGCCTCAAAGTTATCGATGACAACAGGTATATTAATGGGTGTATTCGTAATGATTAATCGAATCGGGACTCGTCTATCAATCCATGATTGGATGATTTCATAATACTCCCACCCCAAATATTTGTTGTTTCGTGAAAATGGGTATGCCTTAGACGGAAAGAAAGAATCAAATGCCAATGACTTCAACCCTCTTTGACCAATCAATTTAATATCACCTTGATTAATAGTCGTATAGGTTTCATGATTTAGAGGACTTGCTATCTTAATTTCTGACGGCACGATAGGAAGCTGAATAACCTGTTCACGATTATTGATACTTAAAAATATATCCATCTATTCAACCTCCTATAAATTGGCCAATCGTAATTTAAGTAATGGCACAAGTTCGTTCGCTACTTCCATTGCTGTTATTCCTTTGGCATTTAGATTTTCAATGATTAAAGTTATACCGCCACTATTTGCAGGTGTAGCCTGTGAAGTACTTCCGCCAGGTGTAGGACTTGCTACAGTAACAGGTGAAGGCTGCACCATTTGATCCACATTGTCTATTGATCCACCAGCTGCACGAATCCTTTCAGATTGTCGAGCTGGAATGACCATTTCATCCTTATGCAGTTCAGCTATGTAACCATCATAGGGCACACGATCTAAACCGCTGGCATGTGATCCCGAAATGAATTTACCTACAGAACCTGCAGCCTTTCCAATAGCACCACCAATTTTTGAAACCCATTCAGGCGGTTGAAAGCTCAGGATTGCATTTTTAAAGCTGATAAACTTATCATACAACCCTTTAAAAAAGCCTGTAACTGGCTGTATTTTTTGAGCAGCCCAATCATAAATGCCTCCAAATACTTCTTTTGTCGTGGCCCACAACTCGCCTGCTTTTGCCTTAACAGTATCCCAATTTCGATATAACAAGACACCTGCCGCAACTACTGCAGCTATGCCGATAACTACCCAAGTCAAAGGACTGGCAAGCATGGCCGTATTCATGGCCCATTGTCCAGCTGTCGCTAGGCCCATTGCTGTTTTAAAACCCTGGACCATAGTTGTAACAGTTGAAATGACTTTCAATGTCCCCATTCCTGCAGCCACAATCCCTGCAGCTGTTCCAACTCCAATAAGAGTTTCTTTAATTGGCCCCCAATTCTCACGGACCGTATTTCCAAACTCAAATGCTTTTTGTACAATCCCTTGAATTTTAGGAACCAATTCATCAGCTTTTTGTGCAACGCCCTGTAAAAACTCTTGTGCTCCTGCACCGTTTACAACATCGGCTATTCCTACCTGCAATTCTCGCCATGATGAAATTAATCTATTTTTAAGGCTTCCTTCCACCGTGGCGGCTGCTGAATCTGTTGCACCTTCAAAATCCTTCATGGCGTCTTTTGAGCCAAGCATTGCATACATGGCCCCTGCTTCGAGGTCTTCCCATTTTGTACCGAAAAGTGAAACAGCTAATTGATTGGCTGTTACCTGGTCATCCATTCCTTTTAACTCGGCTGTAACAGCACTCGCAACCTCAGCTACAGTCGCTTCACCACGGTTAAAACTTTCCCACAGATCAAATGTCGATTTACTCATGGCTGAGAATGTTTCATCCGTTGACTTCGAACCATCTTTAACCCTGATTTGAAACTCTTTCATGACGTCATTTACGTAATCCAGGTTATAAACGCCAGCTTTCGCCCCTCGTTCCATGATGCCGAAATATTCTTCTGCACTATAGCCCATCGTCCCAAATAACGATGAATACTCAGCTACATTGTCAAACATTTCATTAGAGAAGTTTAATCCTCGTTGACCACCTGCAGTAAATAAATCAAATGCCTTATCTGCTGAGATTCCAAAGGCCTCCATCATATTGTTTGTGCCGCGAGTGACCTCGTTCACATCACCATCAAACGTTTTTGCTAGCAACATTGCATTAGAAGTGACTTTGCCAAGTTCCCCATTATCAATATTTTTCATATTTTGTCTTACACGCGCTAATGAATTTGTGACTTCATCGATGTTTTCCCCATAACCTTTGCTGAAAACTTCTTTAGCTGCATTTCCGTACACGCCCATTTGTTCAGCAGTTGCGCCAGTCTGAGCCTGTAACATATCCAGCGAGCTACCCATATCCAAGACGGTTTTCCCCACACTTGCCCCAAATGCCGCAACTCCTGCGGCACCTAAAGCAGCCGCACCAGCACCAACCGTTTTAAAAATCCTTGTTGCACCTTGTCCAAAGCGTTGAATATGGTTCCCCACTCTTGTAATACCTCGGCCGAAATCATCAGCTCGATCACTTGCACGTCTTAAATTGCTAGAAAAATCACGGTCTTGCAAGGTAAGAACTGCAGATATAACCCTATTTCCCAATCCCTCACCGCCTTTACAAAAGAAAAAAGCTAAAGCATTCGCGCTCTAGCTTTCATTTCCATTTCTTTATCTTTTTCTTCTAAATATTTTTCTATACTAGCCATCATTATTAGCTTTGTATCATAGTCAAGGTTTAATAGGTATTCAGGCTTAAAACCTCGTTGAATATAGTGATGAAGAAAGTAAAAATCATCATCACTATCAATTAGTTTTTTATAGCCTTAACTCCGCCTTTTTTATAGCCTGCAAGCTCGAAAGCCACCTCTGATAATTGAGCAATCTCACCAGGTTCAAAGATTTTAGAAACAACATCAGTAGGCAATGTGCCTCCATATGCTTTCTGTAATTCCGCATCTTTTAAATCCGGTTCAACCATTGTGTTATACACCATATAAACATCTGCGTCTGTATCATTATTTTCATCGCGAGCCATTTTCATAGTATCTACGCAAAGAGATTTTTCAGGTTTACGCAATACTACTTCAACGTCCAAACGCTCAACTTTCACTGTCTCAGTAACATCGTCCTTCACCTGGTATTTTTCTTTTTCTTTTAATAAATCCGTTACTGATAATCTTTTGATAGTTTTTTTAGACATTTATGTTTCCTCCGTTATATTTATTTAGGCGCCAATTAAATCAATTGGATCATAGTTTGCAAAGCTAAATGGCAATTCTTCTGTACCGATTGTTTTTTGTGCAAATTGCATTAACATGAATTCACTGAAAGTTACTTCTTTAATGGCTACGCGCTCAGAACCAAAAGCGTCAGGATCGGCAAGTTTGCCAACAATATTCACCTCAGGCGTAATACCTTTTTTTACAGCAACCGCTAGTAATCCAGCCCCTCGGCTGTAAACTTTTTTCACTTTTAGCGTTCCTTCTCCTGTCCAACCTGTCATTTTCTTATGTGTAGCTAAATCCTCGGCCATGTTTACGTCTTCATAATCGATAGATACTTTAGCCTCAAATTCTTCAATGTCGAGCCATTTTTCGTTGTTAACCCATACACTACCGAATGAACCGTTAATCACTTGATTAGACTTAATTTTTTTCATGTGGTCCCCTCCTTAAATCGCAATATCTAAATCTAAGTCCTCCATAGCGTCAACGATTTTAACTTTTCCACCTAAATATACATTGCGCTTAAAGGTTCTTTCTTTCACTTTTTGATCGTCCCAATCAGATGAATCAACTCCGATTTTCTCCCATGCTGCACGTTGTTTTTTTACGTCAACTTCTGCCAAATTATCGAATTTAGGATCTAATATTTCTTGATCTCCTAAGCCTGAAAAATAAACATTAATAGACTGTAAAAATAGGACTTGGTTATCGTAGGTATTGTTTAATTTACCGATGTAATATTTATCAAAGGTTGTCCGAATATCGTCTTTAATCATATCCATAACTTCCATAACACGAATTGATTTAAAGTCTTCCGTTTTCACTCCTGAAAGTGTCGTCAAACTATTTACGCCTCGTCCAATCTTAATAACTTCACCGTCATTAATTAGAATGAGTTCACCTTTATCAACAGCTGTATCAGGATCTTCAATTTCTGTAATGCTATCGATTTCGGGTAACTCGTAATAAGTAGATGAACGAGTAAATGGCACACCTGCTAAAATGCCAGCAATTCGGCATGTGTATTCAGATGTTGTGTACTCTTTTTCTTTTACCTTGATTCCTGCAGTTGTGAAATTTATAATCCCTTCATGATCCGCTAAGGTGTTAGGTAATACGGCTTTGAAAGTCTTTTTCTCCACACGTTTTTTCTTGATCCAAGATTCAATAGCAGGTGTATCAGCGTCCTTAATGCCCGGAATGGCCAAGTAATTAAAGCGTTTATTATTTAGGCGTTGCAATGCGTCAGTGTAATTTTCTGCAGCTGTTGGTAATCGTTCAATAATAACTTTGCTTGGTTTACCCTTAAACGTTAACTGAATGTAATCCAGGTTTGCCGGAGACCATTCAGTTGTTTTTACTTCATCAAAACTTTTGTACACCACTGTATCAGCTGTCTGCACTTCATCTTTTAAGATCAAAGCAACTATTCCTAGCTGGCTACGCGTGATAACCGTATCGGCTTTACCAATAAACTCAATATTAATTTGCGGTAGGCCCATTGTTTAATCCCCTTCCTCAACCAATTCGCCCATAAGCTCAATTGGATATTTTTCATAAAAATCTTTGCCATTTTTTATTTCATCTTCAATACCAATGTCTTCATTTTCATATTCACGACCATCAAAGAATTGAAGATCAAATTCAAACTGCAGCACGCCATCTATTTCATCAAAATTCGGTTCGTTTATATCTAAATGGCGATCCTCAATTGAAAATTTAAGATCAAATAGATCACCTAGCTTTTCTTGAACATCTAATAATTCAATAGAGTTATTTTCATCTTTAGGAAAATAAAAAATGCGAACCGTACAAGCCTTTTCAACTTGTGTCAAATGGCCCTCACGTTTCACATTATCTAATTCCACTTTGAAAGATGGCCGTGTAAAACCCTCGTTTGCAGCTTTACTTGAAACATCCATATCAAAATTCGTTTGTAACTTTTTATTGATTGTTGTTTTTATCTGTTTAAAGGTAATCATAATTTCTTTTTCCTCAATAATTCATCTAGCCATTTTACGGTTTCAACTTCAATATCACCCGAGGTTTCAAAATCTCGCATACCTTTGTCCAATGGTTTTTTACCTGGAACAAATTTACCCGTCCTATTGCCATCATGGTCTACCATCCAGTGACCATCCTCCACCAAATGGGCGTGAGGTGATGAATTGTAAACACGTACTACTAGTTCCCCCTGATAACCGATAAAGACTTTTCCTCGTTTCCACTTCTTGTGATAGCCGCCTGTTTTCTTTTTAACTAGGCTACGAGATTTCTTAGCTACGGTTTTCCTCGCTTTTGAACCTATTTTACGCATCAATTTTGGTGCCTCTTTTGGCAGCTCTTTTGTGGCTATATCATATAAGTCCCTTTGAAAGTCTGTTAGGCCGTTCATTTGAATACTCACTTCAACACCTCCTGGACAAAGATTTCAAGCGTTTCATTCTTAAAATAAGGATTGAGAACATATTTGATTTCAAACTCATGATCCTTATATTTGATACGCATATCCTTTGTAATGTCTTTGCCAGCGTTATATCGAACAATAATTTTATGTGTAACATTCGTTAGGACTGTATCAGCTACTTGCTTTTGAAGCGAGCCAGTTTGTGGAATGATAGCAGCCCATACTTTCTTTACAGGTAGAAACTTATAAATAGTTTCTTCCAGTTCATTTTTTGCCTTTTGATTAGTGAGGATTTCAATTCTGTGTCTTAAATCTCCAGGATTCATCATCTCACCTCAAAGTAAATTAATAGAGTGCATATCTAAAATGGATTGAACAACCTTATTTACGTTGTTATCCTTCACTGTAAAGACACGATTTTCATACATTTCATTTGCAAGTACAAAAACAGCAATTGAAATATCCTCTTTGGTGTCTAACTGTTCATCTGATAACCCTGTATAGCCTTTTATATAGGCCTTTACAGCCGATAGAATAAGCGTAAAAGTTGAAAGGATTTCCGTATCTGTTTCATCTTCTCGCGCATATTTAGCCAGCTCACTTGGCGTAATTTTACTAACCTGCATCGGTTTTCACCTGCTTTTTCGTAACAACTTCCTCGACATGGCCAGCCTGTAACAAGTCCTCTGCAACTTCTTTCGATAACACTTTAACTTCATCTTTAGACATCGTGACGCTACCTGAAAAGCTCACAAGTGCTTTTACTTTCATTCTGTCACCCCCAATAAAAGAAGCGTAGAGTATAGCCCCTACGCTGATTTCATAACTAATTTAGAGATTTTTTGTTCATTTTCAACCTTTGAATCAATTTCAATCCAGCCTACAACACCAATTGCATGTTGAGTGGCATATTTTTCGCGTAGAATTTCAATCGAAACATTCTCAGAAAGTTTTACTCCAAGACCTGACATATCGCCATAGTAAATTGCTGTTTTCCCTGCTTCCATTCCTGACATATTATCAGATGCATATACATCTTTCCCAAGTAAAGTATAGCCCCAACGAGCTGTTGCATCTTTGTTTAACAGGTAGTTACCTTGTCCATCTTTCAATTTGCGAATAGCTTTACGCGTTGTTTTGTTCATGATCCAAATTGCATTGCCCTGGAAAGCGTCAGGTACTTCCTCTTGCACATCAATTAATTCATCTGCTGTTAATACTGTAGCAGCTGCAGCAGTTACAGATTGCTTTACAGTTGAAAGGCCCGTAATTTTATTTGGCGTACCGTTTAATAATTGGTTCTCAATCCATTTTGCGATTGATTCAGCCATTTTCGCTACAACAAAAGATACAAGATCAAATTGAGCATTATTAACGAGTGACTTAGACACTTTACTTAATGCACCTGCTAAGAAGCCTTTTAATTCAATTGAAGAGAATCTTCCGCTTGTAGATTCCAATTCTACAAATTCATCAGCATAAGCCATTTCAATTGTTCCTGCAGATTCATCGTAATAAGGAATACTTAATGAACCAGCAATATTATAACGAGTTGATAATTGATAAATTGGTGAAATATCATATACCTTTTGAATGATCTTGTTGGCAATGCTAGAAGGGATAACAGCGCCATTAGCACCTACTGTTAAATTAACATCTGCTCGTTCTTCTACCACACCACGAATGTAGTTTTCGAAAGCGCGTGTTTCAGATTCTTCTAGAGTACGTTTTTCAGCTTGTTTAGCAGGTTCTTTTTTATCTAAAGAACGTGCTTCATCCAATGCAGTGATCGTTTTATCAAGTCCTGCAATTTCGCTTTTAATTTCATCAAAGCGAGTTGATTCCTGGTCAGTAAGTGCGCGCGTTTCTTCTTTGGCACCCTTTAGTAAATTGTCCATTTCATCTAATAAGTTATTGCGCTGCTCCATTAGTGATGGCATAGATCGCGTTTCAATAAATTTCTTAATAACTTTTTTCATGTTAGTTTCCACCTTTCATTTTTAAAAGCTCAATTTGTTTTTCATATAATGAGTAATCAATTTCTTTATTAGATTGCGTTTCTTCTGAACGATTTTCGATCTCGGCTTTAAAATCAGCACCACGAGTTTCAGAAATTGCTTGTTCTTCTCCGCGAGCCTCGATTGAAGTAGCAACATAAGCTGGCGTAATATCTAAAATAGACACCTCTAAAAGCTCAATGTCTTCTAAAGTTCGTTTCTGAATGCCATCTTCTCCGTCTTCCCACAACGGCTTATTATCAACAAAGCCAAATGACCAACCTTTAAGCTCGCCATCTTTTGCTTTTTGAATGATTTTTTCATCAGATACATGAGCAATAGCACGTAAACCGATGTTATCCTCATACAATTGCAAATTGCCCTCTTGTATTGACCCAAGCTTACGGTTTTTATCGTGATTGAATAATAGATCAACATTTTCAGCCTTATCTAAAGCTCTTTCAAACGTTTTAGCACGAATTTTTTCTTTAAAACGGCCTTTCGGTGAAGGTAAAACGCGACTTTCGCGCTCAACAGCATTTACATAGCCATCTAGTAATACTTGATTTCCTCTAATTTCAATCCTCAACTTCTTCACCTCCCTTCTCGGATACCTGGCCACCTTCTGAAATATCTGCAGTTTTATTGGTGTTTGGTGTGTAAATTGTCTTTGTTTTTGGATCATACAAGACATCTTGCAAGCCTAATTTAATGAAATCTAAACCAAGTGGTGGTTGATCTTCTAAATATCGAACCTCGTCAATCTGCATCCAGCCAGTTTTAATAGCAATTTCATAAGCTTTATAGCGTTTTTCAATGTCACCTTTGATTAGCTCTTTCATATCAAAAGCAAAATAAAAAGACTGCTCTTTTTCCGATGGAAGAAGCAAGTCCTTGTTCAATGCCGTTTCTATTGCTCGAATAATCGGCAGTATGCAATTTTTAATAAAGTTTGTATGCACTTCTTCACTGGCCGAGCCATCCAAAATGCTATCAGGCACTTTAAAGAGTTTGTTTATTTCGCTTGAATTGGTCTTTTTGTTTTCATTCAGCTGCATTTCAACCGATGTACTTGACGCCTCTTTGAAATCTAAACCATTATTTAATACAACAATGTTCTCTGTATTGTTCTTGTATAAATTGTTCCAGGCTTCTTTTAATTCCGTAATTGCATCCTTTGACAATCGGCCCAGCGACTTTAAGAAACCTTTTTTATTACCACCCGTTTTCACGAGTGATTCCTCAAAAACAAGCGTATTGTACGCAACCGATAAAATCTTATTGTGATCCTTAATAATGCCATTGCCTGTTACACCGTCTTTTGAATTTCGAGCGACCTTTATAAATTCAAACTCCCGATAGTTCACTCCATTAACGGAAATATCATAGCTTTTAAATATCGGATCAATACCGACTAACACTGATACATTTCGATTTTCTACATAGTGAATACTTTCGACATTGTTTCTTTTTCGATTTATATATGCATATCCTGCACCTTCCAACAAGTAATCAGTTACTAGGGCCTTTTTAAATTGGAAGCCATCTAGTGTGTCGTATGTCTCGTCATTCAGCAAAATAATTCGTCTATCTTCTTCCACTTCTTCGACTTTACCGCTGGTTTCTTTGTGTAATTTGATAGGTAAAGTCGCAATAATATCAGAAATCAAATCTACACAGGTGCCAACGCTAGGTATACTTAGCGCTTCTTCCTTTGTTAAAACTGCACTTGTTAAACCTGCTTGCAGCAACAATTCATCCATTCCACTTTCGCGAAATTCCTGAATACGTCTATAATCACGCCATTCTCGCCACTCTTTTATTAATCCCACAATCTCACCTCCTTAAATGACTTGTGCGCCCCAATCAGCATCAGGATTAAAGATGACATCATGCTGCAGTAAATAGATTGCATTGATTAGACTTACAACCATATCGACCTTGCCTGTTGATTTTTTCTTATTAACATAAATGTTTTTATTTGTGTCCTCAGTGACTTTGGCGTTTTGAAAGTTTTCTTCTAGCAATTCATTTTCGGTATAGTGAAATTCTTTATTCATAATCTTTTCACGTAATAGCTTTGTAGCTGGGTGTAATACGCTTGAATGCTGTTTTACTTCCACAGTAACCAAACCCTCTTTTTCTAGTTTCTGAGCAGTAGAAAGGCAGTTATAACGGTCATACGCTACGCCCATTACAAACACGCTGAATTTTTCTTCAACCTCCAAAATCATTTGTTCGATAAAGCCATAATCAACAGTCATATCACCACAAGAAAAACATTTCCCTGACTTAATGTGATCGTAGTAATTAATCTTTTCCACTCGGTTTTTATCAGGAATACGCTCTGTCGGTACAAACGCGTAGGAATCAGCATATATTTGCATGTCTTCCTCTGTCACCATCGAAAATGAACAGTTATCATTCGTCATGGCCAAGTCTAAACCTAACCAAACTTGACGACCCGACCAATCGAAATTATCCATTTTACATTTCCGCAAGTCTTCCACATTTACATACGCTTCACCACTATTAGAAGGTAAAAAGTGATTCATATGTTTACAAAGATATTCCTCACGCTCTGAGGGCTTTTCTATGGCTGATTTACGGCTATCTCGTATCTCGTTATAGTTTTCCTCAACTCTCAATGGATTAGCTTGTAATAGCCCTGTATCGTCCCATAAATGCTCGTCCTCAGCATAATAAAGCAGCGCAAACATGCGATCATCTTCAATGAAACCGTTAAACACTTTCTTCGCATACGCCAATTCTTCCAGCATGATAGATTTATCCTCAGCATAGGCCGTTGTTAATTTAAAACGTAATGGATTTTTAACGTTTAATTGTCCAGATTTCATGGCATTTATATTCTTATAATCTTTAAACGCGCCCACTTCATCAGCAATAAAAGCAGATGGACGGATCGAGTTGTTTCTATTCGCCTCTGCAGTACGTGCCTGATAAAAACTATTTGTTAAAGTACATACAATTTTTCCGCTTAATGTTTTGGGAATCACAAAGTATTTAGCAACGCCTGGGCTGGCCATGATAATTTGTGTCATAGCCTTTTTTACTTCACCTGCAAGCTCACGGTCCAAACAGATAGAATAAAACTCCGAATAATCATCCTCTGTAAGCATTAAGATGATGATGATTAAGGCACAAATGAACGTCTTCGCATTCTTACGAGGAATAAACAACGTAATATCACGGTACCTAAACTTTTCTTTATCGTTTTTAAAGCGCCATCCGAAAATGTTGACAAGAAAAAAAGCCTGGAATCCTTCCAAGCCTTCTAATATCGTTTTCCCTGCAACGCCTAAACCTGTAGCAAAGTTAAGTAATTCTAATAGACCCTCTATCTTTTCTATTTCTTCCATGTCGAAATAGTAATCAAAATCATCCTCATACTGCTTTTCTAAATCCTTTAGGAACCAATTACACTGAATAATGACCTCTTTTGTTGTAATTTCTTTGCCTTTTACAACTCTTTCAGCGTATTTTACTGCCTTTTCGAATATCATTTTTTGCCACCACTCAATACTTTTAACAGTGGATCATCTTCTTCAACTCGAACTTGGAAATTGATATTTCCTAGCTTTGCTCGACTTTGAGGAGATAGGCTTAATTCATTACAGCATCGGAAAAACTCTTTTGAATACTTATCTTTAGCACTCAATAAGTTACGATCTAAAAGCCTTTCAATATCCCTGTTAATAATTCGTTCAATTTGCTGCACTCGGTCAATAGCTACCGCACAGGTGCTTAGAATATAAATATCGAGATTACCAAGAATCCCACTTGCTTGTAACTCCTTCACAATGAAATTGAAAATTTTCTTTTGCCTTGCATTCAGGTGTGTAGGAGGCAAGATTTCATCGGCAGCACCTTTTAATTTGTCTTCTGTTTGAGTACGAATTGCGATTTCTTCCTTCGTTAAATTCTTGCTCATTGTTTTCACACTTTTTGACGGTCTAGCCAATTTCCTCACCTCCTTAAAAATTTTCATTTAGGGAATTTTTTTTGAACAAATGGGGGCAGTCGGTGTACAGGAATTTCACGATTTTTCACCAAATAACAGGGGGGTACTCTCCAAAATAATATTTTTTAATTCTTTTGCAGGTATTGATCCCTTCTCTGCCAGCTCATGATGATAACGACACAACGATATAAGGTTGTCATCCTCTAGCCTCTTGTCCCATGCGTTAGCTATAGGCTCTATGTGATGCACCTCTAAGTCTGTGAAATTATATTGCATCTGAGTATTGTATAAGTTGCGTAGACATACTTGGCATAGATGTTTGTCACGATCAGCAATGTGCCCTCGCTTATTCTTCCATGCCCTTGACCATCTGAATCTATCAATGTATGTGGTCTGCTTTGAAGCTACTGGCTTAGATGCACACTGTTGACCGCGCTTATGAATACCACCACAATAAGTGCAACTCTTTAGCAATATCATCACCACCTTTTAAGCATAATAAAAAGCACCTCAATTATTGAGATGCTTAATATTTCAAATTTATTTATTAATACTTTTATAGATTTTCTCGAAAGTAGTAGTAATAGCTGTATCACCAAGTGCTGAATTTAATTGATTTTGCTTTGCACCCTCATTACCTTCTCCATAACTTGATATAATCTCTGCGCGAGCCTTCACAACTGCAATTGTTAAATCTGTAGCCAACTCTCTATTTGTTTTCGTCATTGAAATACACCTCCTATCTACCTTATCTATCATAGGATAAATGGAATGGATTGTAATTACAAGAAATAAAAAACATAATAAAAAGCAACACTTTATAGATGTGACTAAATCTCTTTATTCATTTTAAGATTTCCTATATTTATCTACTTCATAATGTAATTTTTTCATTTTGGCCCTTAACTCTTTTGTATCGCTATCTTTGTTTATTTTATCTAAATCTAAATATATGTCTAATAAATCTTCAGCCCACTCACCATTAATTTCTTCTATCATCTTTTTCATCAAATCTTCGAACTCTTTGTCTTTTTTTTCTAGCCATGCCGATTTTCCTTTATTTTCATCTATATCGGTAGTCACTTCATTTAGCCACATTAACATATTTAAAACAGTTTCGTAATTACTATAAATAGATTGCCTTACTCTTTCTTTTCTATCTAAACGAAAAGCTAGATAGACACCACCTAAAGTAATAAATCCTGATAGAATACCACCTATATAACTTCCCCAAAAGCCAAGCCAAGCTGAAAACTCTGCAGGTGATTTAATTACATAAAGGTTAGCTACCGAATTAATAACTACAGGAATTATCAAGACCACCAATAAAATAATAAATAAATATCTTCTTCTCAAAACTTTCATTATTAATAAATCCTCCTATTCACTTAAAAGTTTAAATGAGTTGAAGGGTTTAATCATTAATATAATTTTGATATGGATGGACAAAACCATCCCTTTGTAATTTCAGTTTAGTTGATTACGATATTGAATTATTCATAGCATAATATCATCCCTTCTTTATTATGATGATCTACCCTAGCAAAATGTATTTGCTAGATAGTTTTCTTTATTGTTTTCTTTATTGTTTTCTTTAGAGTTTTTGCATATATAGAAGGAACTCGTTTCACTAGACGCTAATTAGCGACATTACTAGACGCTAATCCGCGACATAAGTAGACGCTAATCCGCGACATAAAAGGTGACGCTAATTAGCGACAGTAACCACTATGGAAATGAAAAAGGAATCAACTAAGGTCTCCCTTAATCAATTCCCTATGTTATTAATTTATCATGTATAAAACCAAATGCTTCACAGTAAATTACTAATATTTTCATTTAATTTTGCTAATATTTTTCTACCATTTTTCTACATAGTACGTGCAATGTTTAAATCTAATGCCAGTTTGTAGAAAGCTTTCCAACGTATTTTGTCATAAGTAGTTGCAGAAATAGGCGGTTGAAATTTAAAGCAATATACTTTCATGTCCGTTAAGTATTCGGCATCATCAGCCATGTACCTGGATTCAATTAAGAAGCGTTCCATTGGCGGCAGTCTCTTTACAGCACGTTCTATACGATCACAATATTTACGCCTTTCACTTTGTTCATCTACGTTGTAAATTGCTACTGAGCCTGTTTGGTCACTCGTCAGATTACTCTTGCCACCGCCTATCTCATCTAATCGTGAAGTAGTTGCAGCTTCCTTTTCTTCAAATGTTAAGTATTTAAAAATGCGGTATCTTTCTAATTCACGCTCTACAGCTGCTTGCGTTGCTTTTCTATCTAATTCAGGTAATTCAAAGGCCAAAGTCGTTCCTCCTTCTGTTCAAAAGGAATGCCCTAGAATTAACTAGGGCAGTTTAATTAATCTAGTAAATCATCCTCATTTTCTTTTTGAGCTACATCATCTATGTTCATTTGTTCTACGACCTCTGTAGTTCCATCACCATTCACTTTATATTCGATTCCTTCATGATGCTCTTCTTCATCATCAATATCCTCAATGCTCATTTGGCTTTGCTCAAGCAATAATTTAATGTTAAAGCCTGCCTTTGGATATAGTTTAATAGTTTTTTCTTCGCTATCACCTTTAGCTTCAAACTTGAGTACGACTTTCTTGCTATCGCGTTGAATTGATTTAAACTCTGCGGAAAGCTTAACATCACCAATTTCAATTATTACAATGCTGCCTGCCATACCAATTAATTCAGATTTATATTTAACATCATCACCCAGGATATGAAACTCTAAAATTTCTTTTTTATCATCCTTTTGTATCTTTTTAAATAAAACGTCTAATTCTACTTTAGCCATTTGTCACACTCTCCATTTCGATTGTTTTATTTCCTAATATCGATTTAACTACCTCTGCTTGATAGACAGGACAACCAATAAAATCAGGTCTATTAAACTGGTACATGATTCTTGCAATTTGAGCCAAAATATATGCATCTACAACGTTGTCACTATTATGTGAAAAGCCGTAGTGTTCTTTTACTGATTTCATAACTACCTTTTTCTTTTCTACACCTGTAATGCGTTTTTTGTTTCCCACTTCTCCAGTAAAGCCAGTAACATTTACAAATTTCTTAACAGCACTAGGAGCAACTTCGTAGTATGTAAATCCTCGTCTAGTTAGTGACATTCTCATGCCCCAACCAATACCACCAAGCTGTATGCCTTGCTGTGTTGCAAATCCAAATCCCTCGATTGTAATGATGTCACTTTTTTGCATGTGGGCCATAACTTCGTCAATAAGGGTAATCATTCGATAAGGATCTTTATCACCTATACCTGTTAATTCTTTGGCTCTAAGTACCTGGCCACTTTCATCAAGTGCGACAAATCCTGTTTTAGTCGATGGATCTAAACCGATGAATCTCATAATGATCCTCCAAATCTTTTATCAATTGACTTTACGAAAATTTACTGATTCAGAATAATATCCGTTCGATTCACCAACCCAACGTAAAGTTACATAGCCTTTAATAGTAGCGAACTTATAGAATGTCCATGTTGCACTTTCGTAATTGTCGCTTTCAGGAGGACTTTCTATAACTTCCTCAGCCATTAATAAAGGACTGCCTATTAAATCTTCTAAATCCCCGATAGTTTCTTCTAACCAAACACTTTCACAACAATCTTGTTCATGATACATCTTGAATTTATCTCCTTCTGTTGTTAGGAAATAAAGTTCATCGTTGCTAACCTGTTCAATTGATACAAGTGTTTTGTTTAATAATGTTTCTACCGATGCCATTTTTGTTCACCCTTCCTCACAATATCTTTCTACTATTTATCCAATTCGATAAATTTCTGTTTCCAGCCCATAAATAACAGCTTAAATTCATTCATGCCAATGTCTCGACCTTTTGCAAAGAACTGTTGAATGACCTTGCCTTGTTGCATTTTGTCAGCTGGATCATGCCATAAAAACTCAACAACATCTGCGTCTTGTTCTATGGATGATGATTCTTTTAAGTGTGACAGCTGCGGCTTTTTTACATTGTCGCTTTCCCTGGTCATTTGCGATAACATCATGAAGCAACAATTCATATCACGCGCTATCTGTTTGGCCGTTGTTGTTACATTCCCGATTGCTTGCGCCCTGGTCTCATTTTTACGTTGGGGAATGCTCATAATTTGTAAGTAGTCAACAGCGATCATGGCAATTTGGCCATAGCGTTTTTTAAAGCGCCTTGCCGTGGCTCTAACTTCCTCTATCGTGACACCACTTGAATCCTGTACGAAAATAGGCAACTTCTCCAACTCTTTATACGCGTACTCAATCGTGCCTAATTCTTCTACTTTAAGTTCTTTATTTTTTATGCGGCCATAAGCTATTCCTGTTGAATTAGCTATCATACGATCATACAGTTGATATTTGTCCATTTCCTGACTAAAAACAATCACTGGACCACTTTTGGCAACACCCATAATTCTTTGAAGAAGCATAGCTGTTTTACCAACACTAGGACGTCCAGCGCTAACAAACAACCAACCTCTCCAAAGGCCATGCGCCCATTTGTCATATAGATTAAATCCAGTAGGAATAAACTCTGCTCTTTTTAAAAGATGTTCAAAATATCCTTGCCTTGTATCTTTCAAACTTTGCATTTTGCCATCATCTTCGGGCCTTACTTCTGAGGCCAATCTTTCGATCTCAGCAAAATAATCATCATCTGTTTCAAAATCCTCATGTACGAGATCCATTATTTTTTGGCCAACATCCGTTCCACGTCTTCGAATTGCTCTTGAACGGACAATATTTGCATAATGGACAACATTGGATGCCGTTGGACACGAAACAGCTAACTCAGTTAAGTAAGAAATGCTTATTTCGTCCATCTTGTTATGTTGCATGTACAGCTCAATAACTGTTGTAATATCTATTGGTTGGTTTCTATCATCCAACCATTTCATTACTCTATAAATTTGTTGGTGACGCGCACTAATGAAATCTCTTGATTCTAGAAAAACAATGTCATTAATTACATCCGGTTCAAGAAATATAGCACCCAAGACGGACATTTCTGCATCTAGTTCATAATCAGTTGCTCCAATCAAAGCCATTTGGATCATTCCCATCTTGTACCCAACGCTGGAACTCTATTTCTTTATCTCTCGGATCATATTGTGGCTTTTGCTTTGGCTGAACAGGTTTCTTTTCAGCATTCATTTTTATTGCTAGTTCAACAAACTTATCTCTAAGTTTTTTCGCTGATAAAACATTGGTGCGCCAAAATGAGTCCTGTGTTACCCAATCCATTACTTGTTTGGCCAAGTGCTTATCCACTTGATCTATTTCAATTAGCTTTCGCATATCATCAGCCCAGGTTTGCATGTTGGACTTTTTAATTAAATGAGATATTCCTGCTTCATCTGCTACTGCAGCAACTTTTTCATGAAAGTAAACTGCCATTTTGTAATAAGTATTATCTTCATCGTATTTTAACTTTTTAGGTTTATCAGGGATTTCAGGATCTATCTCATTAGTTGGCAGCTGTTCATCCCACTCTTTATAATCTTTATTAAATCCCATAATTTTCGCTCCTTTTGCACCAATCCCAATAACTGAGATTATGTTTCTATCAATCAATGTTGTAAGTTCTCTATTTACTTGAGTTCTGTTGGCATTAATTGCTTTTGTTAAAAAGCTTGTGGACATTTCATTGGTTTTTCGCTGAAAACCATACGTGTATCTCCAAATGGCCAATACCAAACGGAATTGTGTGCCATTGAGATTGGTCTTCATGATATGATCGAAGATTTCATTGGCAATCCGTGTATGCCCATTTTTGAGTTGTGGACTTGCCATGATCACTCACCCTATTCATGCTTTCAATTGGCTGTAGATGTACTTACTAATTTCCTTTGAAAATGCTTCTATGTCCTGACGTTCGTTATCGTCCTGATATGGTTTGCTTAACCACTCATCGATAAGCGTTGCAACAGCTGCTGAAATATTTTGTAGTTTCATAATTTCCATTTGTCGTTTCAACTCAGTATTTTCTTTTTGTAACAATTCAAAAGCAGCTAAAACTAAAGTATATGGATGCATTAAACGACCTCCAATTCGTAATGATTGCCTGCTTTGAATCCTTTATTTGATAACTCCCTATTAACGGTCATTTCCGCTAGCATAGGAAGGTTATTCTTGCTACTTAAATGTGTAAGATATATTCGTTCTCCTTTGCCTACTACAAGCTCTCTGAGGGCTTTCGCCGTTTGTTCATTTGATAAGTGGCCAACATGACTCAATATCCTCGCCTTAACGCTATTAGGGTATTCAGATGCTTCAACCATTCGTGGCTCATGGTTTGCTTCGATAATGTAAATATCGCTATTCCTCATGGCGCTCAACATGCTTTTATCAACTAGGCCAGTGTCTAAGCAAATGGATACTTTAAAGTTATCTAAAGTCCATACAACATACCCCCTCGGATCGATTGCATCATGATGAACATTAAAATGACTTACTATAAAGTGGCCACAACCGAAAATACCGCCAACACCAATTGGCCTAATTAATTCATCCTCAACGGTAGTAATGTTTTTCCATTCGCGTTCGCCCGCATAAACAGGGATTTTATATTTATTGGCCAACGGCAGCCCTTTTATATGATCGCTATGTGCATGTGTAACAAAGATTGCTTTAACGTTATTGGGTGTTATGCCTACTTCCAGTAGCCGTTTCTCTATCTTTGTTTTAGCAATACCTGCATCAATTAGAATGGTAGTTTCATTAGTTGTTAAAGCTATACAGTTTCCACTTGAACCACTCGCTAAGATGTCAACTTTCATTTTCTACCCTCCAACTCCTTATGGCACCGTGAGCATATTTCTAGCCCACGGTATAGGTTGTATTCACTTTCATTCATTTCTTTCCCACACAGCTTACAATCCTTATTTCTCTCATAAACTATTGTTTGTGGTAGTTTCATAGTTTTTACTCGAGTAAATCATCATTACTTTGTTGTGAAGCTAGCATTTCAATATTCATATCTAGCAATTCAATCAATCCAACCATTTCAGCCTCGGTAGCTGTTGCAGGATCAATATTTGGAGCGTTTTTATCCAGGTATTCTTGTACAGCTTGTTTCGTTGTAATGCCAAGCTTCTTTAACCTTGCGTTAATTTCCTTGCGTAACTCGTCAGCGCGAGTTAGTATAGGCTGTTCAACTGGCGGCTCTAACTGTTCCTGGTTAGGTGTAATATCTCTGCGTGATTGCGTAACAGGTTTAGGTCCATCATTTTGTGTGATCGTTACATCTTCAAATGACAATCCATATTGCTTTTTCAATGCACGTTGCTGAACATGTTTTCCGAACATGTCACTTGTCCATTTGTTCCAGTTGTCTTTATTTTGGCCTGTGAACATATGAGATACTTCGTCAATGTCCATAATTACTGTCACAGGTGGATACCCTTCTCGATAAGCAACTGAATAGGCTCCAATAATCTTTCCGCGTGGAAAACCGATTTCATGTTGTATCACTTCCATTTGTTTTGTTTCATTATTCATTGCGATTTTAAATTCATCATTCTCATGTACCATTTGAGTATCAGGTGGGATAAATCCATCCTGTTCACGCGCTTTTGAAAGATAAGCCTCAGCTGCAAACTGTATACGTGCTTGGCTACCATATTTAATAAAGAAGATTTCATTTTTGAATGGATCTAAGCCATATGATGCCGCCTTGTGAGCGAATAATAGAAATTCTTGATCATTGGCTGTTGGAGCAATTGAGTTTCGAATAACCTCTAATACTGCAGGTTGAAAAGCCTCTGTAATTTCAGGTGTTAAAGTAGGTAGGTTTCTGTTCATAATTAATGTGCCTCCGAAAATTTATTTAGGCCATTTTTGACCTGTTTTTTCATACTTTCAAATGCTTTGCTGTAAAGTTCATCAGTATCTTGTCCCGGCTCTACCGAAATTGTTACTGCAGCATCAACTTTTACGTTTTCAAAGTTTCCTAGATTTTTGGTATATGTGTAACCGACAGTGATTTCTTTAGCGTTCATTCAGAAATGACCTCCAATTCTTTACCAGCAACAACTCGGCTAATTATGAGTTGTCCATTTGGTTCCTTAAACTTAGTAATGGTTTCAGCATTATCTACAAAGCAAGGTACGATAAGATCACTTTGCTCTGACAACACATCACGAATTTCAAGCCCTGCTCTTGTTTGTTCACTAAATGAAAGTTTCATATAATCTTTGCCATCCATTTGAACAATGAAAGTTGGTTTATTATCACCTGTTGTTCTTACTTCTTCGAACAGTTTTATTGATAAATTTTTGAACAAGTCTTGAACCTTCTTAACTTGTAATTCTGCCTCTTTTGCTTTGAAATCTTTAATGGCATCCAGGATAAAAATGGACTCATTTAGTGATTCAAGCGTTTCTTTTTCGTTCACTTCTGCAGCAATAACTTGTTCCTCTAAACCCTTATATTGCTTATGCTTAGAAATCTCGTATTCTATTGGATTAATCTTTTCTTGAAGTAAACGCGCTTTTTCCAATTGCTCTGATACATCCACATATTCAAGTGTTTTAAGTTCTTCCTCCAACGCCTTTCGTTCATCTACAGCCTTTTGGAACTTCACTTTAACTTGTTGTATACGCTGCTCTTTGTCTTCCTTTACTGCATCAATAGCTTCATCTTGTAGTGTTTGATTACATACGCTGCAAGTGTCTTGTATCTGTTCACTTTTAAGCTGATTAAAATGGTCTTTAATGTCGTCACGTTCTTGTGACAAAACATTAATTTGGTTGTTTAGTATATTAATTCTTCCATTCACCGTTTGAGCTTTGTCTGTCACTTCTTCTATAGCGTTTCGTTCCTTAACAAGCTGTTTCAATTCCACATTTAGCGAATCTAATGGAATTGTTGGAGCATTTTGTTCTAGCTGCTCTCTTAACGTCTTGGCGCGGCTCTGAGCAGCTATATACTGCTTATCAAGCTTGGTTTTATTGGATCGATGGATTTTATCTAAATCCTCTAAAGAATGCTTTTTAACTAATGTGGCCAACTTGCCCGATTGTGGCTTAGGCAATTCTTTTAATACTTCTTTATTTGCAGGTGCAGTCGTATATTTTAAAATCATTTGACGCTGTTTTTCCCAATGTAACGTGAAGAAGTAACTCGGATTAAAGAGTGATAAGAATAGATCTTTATCAAATAACTTCTCTACTGCCTCGTTAAATTCAGTAGCTTTGGAAGGAACCTCATTTACATAGAATTTGTTGCGTCCTTTCGCAATTTCACGGCCTAAAAGAAGTTCTCCATCCTCAACACTTAAATGTAGTGTTACAAGTGTGTTGTCTGCCTGATATGTTATTGGTGTAGGATCTAGTTTGCTCCCCACCATGTCGGTACCGTATAATAAGAATGTAATTGCTTCACCAATGGAGCTTTTACCTTTTGCATTATCCGCGAGGATCTTAGTCATGTCGCCAAACTTAACTACAAGATCCTTGTGGCTTTTAAAATTCTGTAAGCTTAATTGTTTGAATTTAATTTCCACAGTTCTTACCTCGTTTCACTCTTATTTTTTGTCCATTACAATGGTGCCTCGCTGCCATTCAGCAACAAATTCATGAAACATCCAGCCCTTATTGGCCAGGTTATGTTTTACGAAATAATCACCCAGGACTTCTAAAAGGCAATCATTCACTTTTTCCATCTACTTCAACTCAATTTCAGTGATTAATTTTTTAGCTTCTTCGGGACTTAAAATAAGCTTTCCACCTAGCAAAACGAAATTATCATCTGAGACTTCACCAGTAACAGCGCATGCCATACTAGGCTTGTATTTCTTCAAAATAACCTGTTCACCATTCACAAAAATTTCTAGTGGATCTCCTTCATCTATCCCCAAAGTTCTACGAATTTCCTTTGGAATAACCACGCGCCCTAAATCATCGATTCTACGAACAATACCTGTTGCTTTCATTAACAATTCACTCCTTTAATTTTTGTGTTTAATAAGATACATGTTGTTTCAATTGATCGTGCTACAAGCTCGTCTATTGGTGTAGCAGTACCGTCAATAATTTTATTTTTATATGTGTTAAAGTACTCTAGCAGTTTTTCCTCGGGTGTTTGCTCTGCGGTATAGCCACAATACAAAGCCTGGCAAATTACATCTAGATCCAGTCCGTTTAAAGCATTATTTGAATCTAAGTCCCAGCCCTTCGGATTTCTTACATGCGCATCTACAATGACTCTTTTTGTGTAGTACATTGTTAGACGATCTAGTGCTTTTGCTACATCTTGACTAACCTTCACTTTGGCCATTCCTTCACCCCCATTTAATGCTGAAATATTGAAGCTTATAAGCCCCTAATAGCCCTTGTTTGTTCTCAGTTTCAAATTCGCAATGAAAACCTTTTGACTGCAGCTCTTTTTGAATAACCTTCAAAGCTCTGACATCATCATGTCTATCTACACTTTGTCGCCAACCTGTATAACCATCCAATGCGGAGTCTTCGATTTTAGCAATGATCTTTTTAAATAAAGGGCCATTCAAAACATCTTTTTCATAATTAGCTTGGCCATCACCTGATAACTGTTTTAAAAATTCAGCTGTTGGAATTTCGTTCATTCTAATTTGCCTCCCTTAATTGCCTGATAAACTTTCTGAGCATAAGCCACTTGTTGCTTAATGTATGGATCTGTTTCTTTACCACCACTTGCTAGCCAGTCACCTATACGCTGTTTAACATCAGATAGAACAGATATAGGTAACTCACAAGCAATTTGGTGTAACTCATACAGTGGCGTAATACCACTCGTTAATGCTTGGCCAACTAATGAAACTGGAACAGGTTTTATGTTCATTTGGTTTCGCCACCTACGGTATTAGTGACTAACCAATGTTCAATTGTAGGCCTGTGAAATAAAATTCTTCCTCTCACTTTTGTATGAGGAATTTCTTTTTGACGTACCATTGTATAAACAGTTGTATTACTTACCCCTAATTCGTTCGCTATTTCCTCAACTGACATAGTGAGTTTTTCCATGTACTCCCTCCTTTCATAAACAAACCACTTGTTGCTCACTTTCATCTTCTGTTTCAATCTCGTCCTCTTTTTCAAAAAGATATTCGAGACTACATTTTGGAAAGAAGTGCTTTTTAATCATTAATGCCTCGTCATAATAGAAACGGTATTTTCCATTAACTTTGTCATTAACAGTTGCATAACGAACATTTAAAAACTCTGAAATATCAACCATTGTGATACCTTCCCTAGCCATTTCTGCTCGTAAATTTTTATACATTGTTGCATCACCTCGCTTGCTTAGAACGCAATTGCGTCCTTCGTTATTTACGAATATAAACGTAATTGCGTTCATTGTCAACTGATTTCCGAAGAAAAAGAACGCAAAATCGTCTTTATTCTATTTACATACGAAATTGCGTATAGTATTATATACAAAAGAACGAAATTTCGTATAAACTGTTAATAAAAGGAGTTTTTATAATTGGAAAAGGCGAAAATTATTGAACGCTTAATTGAGGAAGCTGGATATAGTAAAAAAGCATTTGCTGAAATGATTGGTATTCCACCCACAACATTAAGATCTATGTTAGCTAGAGGAATAGGAAATGCATCAGTGGATAACGTGCTTAAAGTATGTAAAGGTTTAGGTATTACTACAGACGAGTTAGAACAAATGGCTACTGGAGAAATAAGTGTTGAAAAGCCATTTGCTCCAGAACTAACTGAAAAAGATGAAAAATCTATACAAGAAGAATTACAGAAAATGCTTGAAGGATTATCTAAAAACGGACATGCTGCATTTGATGGAAGAACACTTGATGAATTGAGTGAGGAAGAATTAGAAGATAGAGAGTTATTAATTTCGAGTTTAGAAAATTCATTAAGACTAGCTAAACGAGTAGCTAAACAGAAATTCACCCCTAAAAAGTTTCGTAAATAGGAGTGTTGCGTGTGTGTTCTATTAAGTCAACAGTCAATCAATTAGTAAATAAATATGGCACTAATGATCCTTTTAAAATTGCTAAATTCATGGGAATAATAGTAGTATTTGAACCTTTGGGCAATGCATTAGGCTATTACAATAAACATTTTAGAGTTCCTATTATTCATATAAACCAGGATGCTGATAGAAAATCTCAATTCTTTATTGCAGCACATGAACTAGGTCATGCGGTTCAACATTCAGACACTAGCACGTCTTTTTTGAAAAAGCACACTCTTTTTTCTACAGATAAGCTTGAAATAGAAGCTAATACATTTGCTGTTGAATTATTACTACCTGACGAATTATTTATAGAGAATAATAGTTGTTTTACCATCTATGATGCTATTAAAGAACAAGGTATTCCCGAAGAATTAGTGTCTTTAAAAAGTATAGATGGTAAAAAAATTTCCCTAAAATAGAACGTACATTCCTAAAAGGTGGTGATTATTAAGTAAATTAAGGATCATATCTATAACGAAAGGAGAAAATTAAAATGGCAAACATCGAAAAACGTGGAGAAAATTCATACCGTTTTACTGTCTATTTACCAAAGGATGCCAAAGGAAAGTATCCTAAAAGGCGTAAATCTATAACTATTGAAGATAGAATGTCACCAAAGCAACTTAAAGAATTTTTAGATCGCGAATACCTAAAATTTAAAGATGAAGTTTTATCAGGAAACTATGTACAAGCTGAAAGAATTCTATTTAAAGATTTTTCAGGACAATGGGAGAAAGACTTTGCCTCTACCCTTGCTCTAACGACATATGGAAATCATCAACGTAAATTAGAATTGCATATTATTCCTTTTATAGGTCACATGCGTATGGATCAAATAAATCAATTTCATCTTATGACCATCATTCGAGATATGAAACGTTATGACGGCAAAGACGATCCAGTTACTTATCACAGTAAACAAGACGTATATAGAACACTTAAAAGTATATTTAAGTACGCTGTAAAATGGGGTGTATTATCTGCTAATCCTATGGATGGAGTTGAAAAGCCTCGCCCTAGTGATACAGATGATGTGGATAAAGAGATGCAAGTATATGAAGAAGATGAAATAGAAAAGTTAATGCAGATGTTACAAAGTGAGTCAGAGTTATGGAGAATGATGTTCACCTTAGCATTAGCTGCTGGATTGAGAAAGGGTGAGCTACTAGGCTTAGAATGGAAAGATGTAGACTTTGAAAATCAGCAAATATACATTCACCAGTCAATCGTTTTGACTAAACAAGGCCCACATATTAAATCTACTAAAACAAAAAAATCGAAACGCTATGTAACATTACCTGATTCAGTTATGGAAGAATTAAAGGCATATCGAATACATTGGGCAAAAGAGAAACTAAAAAAAGGTGACAAATGGATCGAACAAGAAAGAGAATGGTTATTCCATTCATTTGATGGGACACATTTATATCCTACTAGCCCTTCAAAACATTGGCATAAATTTATTAATGGTCATAAATTCAAATATATTCGTCTACACGATTTACGGCATACATCTGCATCATTATTAATTGCACAAGGCGTACACGCTAAACTAATTAGTGAACGTCTAGGACACTCTGATATATCAGTAACAATGAATACTTACGGTCATGCTTTCAAGTCTGCTGATCGTGCTGCAGCTGATAAACTGGATAGCTTCTTTAGAGTGAAAAAACAATCTTAA